CATTGGATATTGTTGCAAAATGCTCTTGTTTGATAAAGTTGTGATAAGCCTCTTGATCTTTCTTTTTGTCTCCAGTTGGAGTAGGGGCCATTCTTAAATGTAAAAGAGCCTCGTCTGGAGTTAATGCTCCTTGAGCAATCAACGCTGCCATTTCTTTTGCATGCTCGTCTGGAGTTACAACACCACCTTTATCAATTTTTTCAACCAATCCACCCAAACGCTGACCAGAAATAGTGTTCTTTTGAACCAGATTTCCTAGTTTTTTGTTGATATTTTCTTGTTGAGTTCCTTGTTGACCAAGTAAAGATGTAATTGTTGGTGCTAAATTAGTCGCTGCCTCTGGAGACTTGGAAAGCATACTAATAACACCAGGGATATTTACATTTCCGTTTTCGTCCGTGTTTTGTTGGATAGCTTTGGAAGATGCTTTATTTAACGCAATCTCTTGTTGAAGTTGCTGAAGTTGAAGATCGCCTTGTTGAACCGCAATATTGTTCTTTTGCAAGTTCATAAGATTATTCACAAACCCACCGAAATCGGGTATGGTTTGTTTTGTAGGGATTATTGATGGATCTATTGGCATATTTTTATCCTTTACCCTAATGCTAAAACTGCATCTGAAACACCGCCTGTAGCAGCAGCTCCACCAGTACCGCTAAATAAATTAGTTATTGCAGAGTTCAATCCTGATTTAGCACCAAGAGAATAAATTCCTGCTCCTCCCAATCCTAATTGCATCAAACTATTTAAAGAATTAGATTGAGCGTTTCCTGCTGCAACTTGTCCTGCTGCGGTTGCATTTGCTCCACCCATTAGGGCATTCCCTACGGATGAAGCATTGGCTGCACCAAGTCCACCAAGACCGGCAGCAGCGTTTTGCCCCATTCCTACCGTATTCATGTAATTATTCAAATATTGTTGATAATTACTTTGAGCCAATCCGGTTGTGTATTGTTGCAACCCTTTTTGTTGCGCCCCAGATAAATTCTGACCAGTCGCAGATTGTTGATTCTGTAACTGTTGAAGTCCTTGATTTAAAGTAAATTGATAGCCAGGAGTATTAGCCAAAGTAGACTGAATCCCTTGACTTCCTTGTGGGCCAAGACCTAAAAGGCTCATAAGTTGAGGCATCGCTGCCGTACCAAGACCCATATAAGGAGCTAAATTCTGCTGAGTTTGCTGAAACTGTGAGTTTTGCAAATCCGCTGCATATTTAGCTGCTGCAGCTTGAGTATTCGCAGCATCAGTTGCAGCTTTGGCTTGTTGATTTGCCCCTGTTAAATCACGAACTGCATTTGCAATAAAAGACATTATTCTCTCCCCATCATTACCATAGACCGATCTACACCATCTCTACGGTAAGCCTTGCTAATCCTACCCTCCTCGACAAATCCGCACCGCAGTGCTAATTTTAACGCAGAGGTGTTCCATTCACCAATAGTTCCGAGGAACTTTCTTGCTCCTTTTTGCCTCATTTTCTCAAGACAATCTAAAAAGAAAGAATCCACTTCTTTTGCCCCCTTCAACATACAAATGTGAACCTCGTACATTGTCGGAGTTGCGGGTCTAAACATCACAAAACCATGCGTATTTGTGTAGTAAATCTCGCTCTCTTGATACCCAAAATTCTCTTTTTTAATCCCATCAACCTTAACCCACTTCCAAACTCTATCGTCCCGCATGACGGATTCAATAAAGTCTTTTATAAAATGATCCATTTACTTCCTGTTGGGATTGTCACCGTAGCCCCTGAATTGATCGTAACTGGCCCACCAGAAACGCAACTCGAACCCACTGGAATTGCGTAGCTAGAAGTTACCGTTTGAGAGTTAACCACAAACGGAGTCGTTGCCTGTACCACCGGCACAGTCTGATTGAATTGAAAAGACTGACCTGGGAAAGCCATTAGTATTGACCTCCAAAAGCCATAATATTCAAATCTGCGCTTGTCGTGCCTACTTGTTCAGAGATATACAATTGATAAGTTGGAGGTAAAACCAAGTTGTTAAACGTCACTGTTGTCGTAAAAGCCTGGACTGTCGTGCTCGGAGTGATCGCAGATACTGGGATTTCAGCGTACAAGAATGAAGTTGTGCCGTTATAAATCCAAATATCTACAATATTAGCTACTGTCGTACCCTTGGCAGTGACCGTAATTGCGTCTACTTTTGTTCCGTTGGTAGAGGTTGCAGTCAATTGAACCAAGCCAGTTGTGCCGGTAATGTTAGCCCTGGAAGTAATCGCAGTAGCCGAGGTTAGCGTTGCAATACCAACAATAGGGGTTAATGGAAAAATTGGTGAAGTATTAGAAGCCATTTATAGGAAACCTCCGAAATTTTGTTGTAATGTTACATTTAAAGCAGGAGGAGATGATCCACCACTTCCGGCATTTATCCAAGTGGGAACACCGCTAGAACCACCTGAACTCAAGACTTGTCCTGAAGTACCGTATTGTCCATTAAGTGCAAGCGCTCCACTGGTATTAATAGTCATTGCATCGGTTGCACTACCACCAATAACGAAGTGAATAGGGTTAGCGGTTGTCGTTCCAATTGACAAATCGCTTGACGTTGCAGTTAAATAAACCGCATTAGCCAAAGATAAAGAACCAGTACCACTAAAAGTGGACGAGTTCATCCCGAAATCACCGTAATAAGTGGTTGAAGTCCCTAGATTGTTAGAAACAACGTAATCTGTCGATGCTGCCGATCCAGAATTGGTGTTTTGTAAAATGATCTGGTTGTAAGTATTTACGCTTGAAGTAAATGAACCAAATATATTTACATCTGAATAACCAAGAGTTCCATAACTAAAAGCACCGGCAGACAATGAGCCAGTGATTGTTTCAGTTCCTATAAAACTTCCACCACTAAAAACCGTAGAAGTAAAAGTACCTGTACTTGGTACATATTGAAGTTTTGTAGAACTTGTGTCAATTACTGAAACTGTGCCAGTCGTTGCATTTAAAAATGCAGGGTAAAAAGTGCTAGAACTTGATGTTTGATCAGAAATAGTGACCAAAGATGTAAGCGTTGTCCAAGTAGGTGCTGAAGCGCCATTGCTTGTTAAAACTTGTCCAGTTGTTCCGTTAGCAATAAAAGAAGTAGCCCCCGATCCTGTTTGATAAGGGATTTGACTTGCTGCACCACCCGCCAAATTAGTCGCAGTTGTTGCTAAAGTAGCAGTCGCAGCGTTTCCGGTTGTATTCTGATTGAATGTAGGCCAAGTAAACGTACCAGTCGAGAAGTTACCAGACTGAGGAGTTCCAAGGATAGGAGTAACCAAAGTCGGTGAAGTTGCCAAAGCTACAACCGTTCCAGATCCAGTCGTTGAGTAAGATGTACCCCAAGCACTACCAGTCGAATTTGGTATCCCTGCGCCTGGATAAACCATCGTTGATGACGCATTAATTGTGATTGCAGTTGATCCGTTATAAGTTGACCCACTGCTAAAAGTTACATTCGTTCCTGCGGTAAGGTTAAATAAACTATTACCTAAAGCAACCCCCGAAATGGTTGAGTTGGCAAGTTGAGCATTTGTAATCGTTCCAGACAATGCCGTTGTTGGTATTGTTGTAGAAGACGTTACATTGCTCGATCCATTGGCATACATATACCCTGTCAAACCAGTTACCGCTAAGTTAGCCGTAGTCAGATTTGTAAAGGATTCACTTGCAGACCCTGGGATTCTTTCCCATTTACCATTACCAAATATTGCCCAATCTCCAACCACCCAAACTGCATTACCGTCTAAGTTTGTTGTTCCGGCAGTAGATACTACATAGTAATATCCTTGAGTTCCTACTGAAGAAGTCAAAGTCGGAGTATTTGTACTTGCGTTCCAAGTTCCTTGATAAGCCGGTGCGTTTGTCGCTGCCGTTGTGACCGAAGTAACAATACCTTGAGAATTAACTGTAATAACTGGAACAACTGAGCCTGATCCATAAGTACCAGAGCTAACCCCTGAAGTTGGAAAATCAGCATTAACCAATGATCTAAATGTGGGAGTTGCTGCTGCGCCTGTTGTTGGCCCTGCAAAAACAGTATTTGCCGACTCAGTTGCTAAAGTAGCCGTCAAAGTGCCTGAACCAGTAACAGGCGAACCAGTTACAGAAAAAATAGATGGAAGTGATAATCCAACGCTAGTTACCGTACCGCCCGATCCAGTAGCTGATAAAGTCCCTGCGGTAAAAGATACTCCAGAACCAATTGTGACGTTTGAAAAGCCACCCGATCCGTTACCGTACAAAATAGATGATCCACTTGTTGCCGGTGCGTAATCAGTACCGCTAGTAGCTGTCGTAAACCCACTGCCAGTACCTTTAATAATCCCACTAAGGCTTGTAGATATAGCTAGAGTACCTGAGCTAGTAACTGGAGAACCAATAACACTAAACCCTGTAGGTACAGTTAGAGCAACACTAGTTACAGTACCAGTACCTGTAGCTGAGAGTGTTCCCCCCGAGAAAGTCACCCCACTACCAATCGTTACATTTGAGAAACCCCCCGATCCATTACCATAAAGTAAAGATGTGCCGGAAGTTTGGGGCGCAGGAGTATAAGTCAATGCCGTAGTTACATCGCTCGAAGTAAGCGTTACAACCCCAGTTCTAGAGTTAAAAGAAGTCACCCCAGGCACTGATTGAACGGAATACTTGATATTTCCCTGAGAAGTGACTATCTGCCAACCGCTTCCATGCGTATAAGTTAACTTGTCTTGTGCGCTCAGTTGGACATAAATCAACTGATAAGGCGTGGAAGTATCAACCACTTCAATTGTGACGTTGGCTGCAACCGTATCGGTATTGAGCACCGACAACATATCAATATCTCTGGTTGCCCCAGATGCAGGAGCAGAGCAGATTGTGACCGCAGTCGTGCCGTTAGAGTTGGATAGTTGAGTCGAACCCTGATAAGTCGATAAAGTTTGATCTGAATAACAGACGATAACTTGCAAGGGATTGCTAGTCGTAGCTGCCCCTAAGAACATCTGAAGTGATCTATTTACTGTGTCAAGTCTTATCATCCATGCCTCGCAGAGAAAGCGTAACCAGTTGGAGAAGTTCCCCCTCCTGTCGCAGTAAGAGTGCCATTGGTGAAGTTAAGGTTCGCCCCTATCGTCACCGGCTTCATTGCGCCCCCACTACCATAAATAATTCCAGAAACCGTTGTATCCAAGGTTAAAGTCGCATTTTGTCCAGGAACTACAGTTCCAGAAAATCCGTTAACCGGCTCAACCGTTAAATTAAAAAGTCCTTCGCTTTGAATTTGAGTCAAGTTCAAAGGAGGAGTATCTGGGCCTCCTGTCCTTTGATAAACCTGAACCAAAAACATCAACCATGTCTGATTTACCGATCCATCACCATTCAGGAACGGTACACCTAGATGTGGGAGATTGGAGGATAGATTGCTCATTTGTGGTTCTGTGCAACGTCAACAAAAGCACCGTTCAGAGCAGTCTTCACCGGATCTGACCATTGCAATTGAAATACCCTATCTCTAGCCATTCCCAACCGCCACCAAGATATTGAAGTCAAATACTGCCCAGTCGTGCCCATCGTTTGACCAACTGGGTTGCCGTAAGTCTTTCCTCGATCATCTGACCAAGATAGATAAACGGTTGCCGGAGCATTGCCCGATTCCATTTCAGCGATAAATTGTTTGTATCTTAGACGGTTTGAATCATCGTCTTCGGTGTGGTAGAAACTGCGAACTCTCACAATTGGGCCACCAAAATCAGAATAATTGTTTTGATCTAAAACGTATAAATTGCCGTTTTGCCAGTCTCCAACTACAAGATTTCCGTTAGCAAAAGCAAAACAATTGCTCCGATGACGATTAAAATTACCATCATTGTCCGTCCATAACCACTCATTCCATTGATTGTTAGATAAGTCAAACACCCAAGTTTTATTAGCTTGTGGTAATGTCAATACATAAAAGAAGTGACCATTTACTTCGTATGTATACCCAATAGCATCTGATAATTTACCGTAAGTCTGAAACTCTTGATCCATCGCAAAGGTAGAGATCTGAACCGCACCAAAGTTTTGGCTACGGCAGACATAAGCCTGACCTTGAGGACTTTGAGCCAACCAGTAAACCTCACCGTCCATTTGAGCTATTGAATTAGTTGCAGCGCATCCATATTGAATAAATGAACCTGGGAGAATCTGGAAAGGAAAAGAAGTATTTCCTGCGTTAAACCAGACTTCGGAAGTAAATTCACCCAGTAAGTAGATATAACGTCTTGATATGCCTATGCCAACCAAATTATCAGGTGAACCAGACTTAGAAGCGTAATACAAAGGGTCAAACTCTGCGGTATTTATCAAGGAAATGTACCATTCCCGAGTACCTGGATAGTTACAAACAAAGTAACCATCGACATAATTGACTTGGTTTGAACCGTAAAAACCTGGCTGATTGATTTTTGTAAAAGTATTGGTCGTGATGTTGTAGTCGTATCCTGCGCTTGTTCCGTCAACAATCAACAAATCAACTTGATTGTCAACCATCGAAACAGTGCCAGTGGAACTTGCGAGAGTGCCAATAGGACTAAGAATCCAATCAGTGCTAATGCTGTAAAAAGTGTTGCCACAAACACCATAAAGTTGATTATTACTTGCATAGTAAAGTCCTCTCCAAGATGTTTGACCCGAACTTGCTACAGTTGTCAGACCAGGCGTGGGATAGTGCGTAAAAGGAAACACCACTCCATCAGGATTTTGCTCCATGTACAAATTAATACACCGTTGCGCCCCTGCAATGATACTTTTGGTCTGGTAAGCACCAGTAGTTAGTGCTGCCTTTCCCATTATCCGGCACTACCAACGTAGAAATCTCCATAAATATTGTATGCACCAGACTTTCCTCTGAGTGCTACAGGCATATGGAGAAGTGGAATTTGTGAGTTGACTTCCTCAATCGCTCTCATGGATGCCTCTGCATACCCTGTGAGTTCTGGAGTAATCGGTAAACCATAAATAACACAGATAATTCGAGCTAAGTTCCATTGCATCGCTGAAAGATACTCTGGAGGCATGGTTACAGTATCCGTAATCGTCTGAAAAGCCTCCAACTGTGTCATTACAGTTAGGAAAATCTCATACTGATTATTGGGTACAGGCCAGACGTAAATAGTGCCTAGTGGGTAACCGGTGTTGTAATAAATATACTGAGGAAAAGCGTTCAGTTTCTTAATGGAAATCCGGTTGTAATCCTCATTAGCCCTTAATACTTCGAGTGGATAATCCACTGGTAAAGGACTGCCAGATTGCATCCTAAAAAACGCTGATTCTAATTTGACTGGTCTGGTAATGTTGAAATCACCACCAGTTCCGATTGTGTATGAAATTTGTCCTGTAGCAACCTTAGAAGTTGTTACCAGGTTATACACCATATAACGTCTGCGTTGCCACTGGGCAAGCATCATGTTTAATTGGTTGAAACAATCATTGATGTCAGTAGCATTTGGAGTCTGACCAACACCAATGACGTTTGCTATTTTTAACGCTTGAGTGATTAGATCAGAGGGTGTTGTCGGCAGCGGTTGAGTCATTTTTTGGTCTGCCCCTCTTAGTTTCTTTTTGCTCTGGAACTGTTAAAACTTGTGCTTCTTCTTCAGGATTCTGAACAAGATGTTGTTTCCCAAGCGAGTCAGTGACCCACTTGGGGAACTCTACGAAAGTGTACACAGGAGTAACTAACTTACCCCTGTAGTATGTTTCTAATGCCATTAAACGATATCAGGAACAATACATGACCACTCTGGACGAATCGCAGCGTAGCCGTACAAAATATCCAAACGAGTGATCAAGGAGTCTGACATAACATCATAAGCCTCAATCATACGTAAGGAGATACCATCAAACTGAGCACGAGCAGCTTGCACAACACCGGCAGTAGGCATCTCTAAGTCAGCAGTTGCCAACGTGAAAGCCTCTGGGAAGTATGCAATGTTCTGACGATAGCTAGATGATGCAGGCATTACCAGGCTGATCGCTGCTGAGTTAGCAGGAGATGCATTTACTGTATTAAACGCTGCGGGAGCAGGAGTAATAGCAGGGTAAATTGGTATGCTTGTAGCACCAGAGTTTACGTTAGATGTAACAACGAATTGACGGAGCTGACCTTGTGAGTTGCCAGTCAAACGGTTAATTGCATATACACCCGCGATAGTGATGATGTCACCTTGGTTCAATGTACCAGTGATAGCGTTAACTGTCAGAGTTGTACCTGTTTGGCTTGCACCGTTAACAGTACCGGCAGAGAACGAACCTACTGTGTGAACCAGAGTAGTTTGGTCATACATCCAGTCAAATCCGAGTGTGTCCTTGGTAATAATACCAGTTTCATAGTTTTCACCGATTTTAACTTGTGGGTTAAATAAACCGGCCAATGAAGACACTGTACGAGCTTGAGTAACTGGATCAAGAATAATCTTACGATCCATTCTTGGAGACAAGTTTTGATCAAGTGCAGATCCAGCAGTCAACCATGTAGTCGCATTTGGGCTTGATAGTGTTGAACCACTCAAGTTTGGTGTGATGTTGGCTGATTGTGAAGCTACGTTCATTAAGTCGGCTGCAACGTATGCTGCGAGACGATTAACGGCAGGAGCAAGAATACGCTCAGAGAAATCGTCCAAAGACAATGTTTTCTCAGCAGTACCAAACGAAACAGGTACGTTTGCTTGTGTTGCCACAGTCAAAGATGTGTTTTGTTCGTTAGTGCCTTGAGGTGTAATTGCAGGGCCAGTTGACACAGTGTAATCGTTGGGTAAACGGATACGGAGTGCTGAACCTATTTTTGCACCTGTACGAGCAAATTGATCGTCATATTGACGGCTAACAGTGCGTAAAAACGCATTAGATTGAGTAAACAGACGCACCGCTTCGTTGGTGATCTGATTAATCGTCAGTAGAGAATTAGTAGTCATGTTGAACTACCTCCTTATGAACAAAAGAAATGAATTGCTTACCTTTCGGTAAACTCCTAATTTCCCCTGGCCTATGGAGACAAACATTTAACGGCCCAACACAACGATTTACGGCTCGTTTCTGCCTGTACCCGATTCTAATGCGTTTTTTTTAACTTATCAACTAATCAACGCTTTTTTCTAGCAGTTTGCCTTCTCCAAGCAACCCAAGCCTCGGTATCGCTCATCGGAGGTTCAGCACCACCACCAGTCGGTGCAGACGATCCACCGGAAACTTCCCCCACCGGAGCAGGGGCGCTAGACTTTTGTTTGCTGAGTTCTTTGGCTGCCTTTGTTGATAACTTGGTCAACTCAATACCCAGTTGCATTGGGCTGAGACTTGCAATTCGGATTGCATCGTTCACATTCTCAGACTTTCCAAGCCAGGTAATTACCTTCTCAGGATTGGGAACTTCAGCTAAAGCATGGAGAAAATCGTTTCCTCCAACCCCTGCCAACTGTAAATTTTGAACGGAACGGTCGTAATCCTGGCCAAACTCCTCTTTTGCCCTTTTCTCAATATCATTCATCTTATTAAGGAAAGTCTGCTCCTGAAGACGCTGATTAGCGATCTGAGTAGCCAATTCCTCGACATTTTGCTGAGGTTGATAGGACTGTTGAGGTTCTTGCTGAACTTGAATCTGCGCCTTGAGAGCTGCGAGTTGTTCGGCTGCCGAGTTCTTAGCTGCTGCAAGTTCACCCATCCGTTTTCTAGCCCATTCGGGTAGGTCGTGATAGGAGTTGTCTTTGGCTTCAGGAGCTTTCGCCTCTGGAGTTTGCTGATTGGCATTGGTTGCGTCAGCTTGTGGAGTTGTTCCTTCGTTTACTGGTTGGTCAACGGTTGTTTCCATTTTTATCCTGTGATAGTGGGAATTTCTGCTTGCAAATATTGTGAGGGGTCTATACGGTCTGGGTTGAAATCTCTAGCAGGATTGTCAGCGCCTTCTATCTCGCTCACCATCTTGCTTGTGATTTCACCCATCTGCACAGGGTTCACATCCGTAATTAATGCCTTCAACCTTTCAGTCTCAGCTTTGAAAGCACTAATTAAACTGTCACGCTCTTTTTCCAGACGAATCGCCAAATGATTCAATGCGTCCATATCCAAGCGTTGTTTCTCCATTTTCTGATCAATGGATTTATCTTGTACTTGCTGAGTCAGCGCAGCAATAACTTGTTGAGCCTGTTGGAGTTGAGCAGTCAATGCTTGCTCAGTCTCGCTCGGGCCAGTCCCTAAAATTGCAGGAGGAATCCAGTTTCTCATCCGTTCCTGAAGTTTGTCAGCGTTCGGGAAGTCTGCCGATCCCATATAAAGATCACCGATAACCTGAGCTAATTGAGGTTGTTGTGCGATCATTTGAGACATTGCAGAGAAAGCCTCTTGTCTTCTCGTGTCGTAATTAGATCCGCACTCAGCTACTACGTCATAAGTACCAACGGAGGGGTTGAAAATAGTGGAGACTTTAGCCTCCTCCTTATGTTCCATCTGCTTAAAGGCTTCCTTCAGATTAGGATCAATCATAATCTGTTGTTCTTCACCGTCTTCACCCAAAATACGAACCGTCCGTTTGGTGTCGTAAATGTGTGGGATTAAGTCAATAAGAATCTTACCGGTGAACTGAATAGCCATGTTTTGCATATCTTGAAAGTGATAAGTTACCCTCTCTCCCTGATATTTGCGCTTATCAATAGCAACCCCAGATAATTCTTGACCTTCAGCACCGAAACTTTGTTGATACTGCCCAGAGGTCATCATCATCTCATTTTCAGCGGTCTGCATGCCTTCCATGTAAACCGGTGCGCTCATTGGAGCTTGTGCCCTCTCCGGTCTAGGAATTGCGTTTCCATTCTCGTCCGCATGGTTGTACGCTAGATAAGCATGGTTTTCGGTGTTGGCAGTAGCCCAGTAGTTTTCCAATCCTTCAATAGCCTCAACTGGCGCAAGGTAAGGAGTCTTAGACTGTAAAGCACCATATTCAAGTGCAGCAGAAGCGTTGTAGTTGTACGCTCTTTGTGCGTCTTTCATGTACCGAACCAGACCCTTACGGTCTAATCTTCCCTCAATTGTCATTTCCTCGCCAGGCACTCGAACGATTGGAATGTACTTTCCTGCCCAGATTCCCTTCTCCAATACCTTGTTTCCACCGATCAAATACTTGTGGATAACATGCTTGTCGATCCTTCTGCGCTCAATGTCAGCACCCATGCGGATTGCCTCATTCAGCATCTTAATTTCCTCTTTGCTCATATCTGACTGTCTCTCAAACTTTAAAGAACCGTCAGCTTGAGGAATAGAGTAAAGCCATTCTTTTTTAGTCTCTTTCTCGTAATAAGTAGCCAATCGAACTACGTCTTTAGTCACCCAGGACTGATTGCCACCGGAATAAGCCATTGGCACAGATTCGCCAGGGTACTTTTTCTCAAACTCCTCCCTTGGCATATCTTCATAGATAAACCCAAATCGAGCGTCCGATCCGTCCCTTTTCTTAATATGCGGATCAAGGTAGACCGACATAGCATCAGGGACTTCCCTAATATATATCTCTTGGTCAAAGGTTGAATCGTCTGCGTAGGCAGTTGTAACCGTCCAATATCCTATTCCACCACCAACTTGTTGCTCGGCTGCCATATCGTAGGCAGTCTTAGCGTTGGAGATGTACTCAATGTGTCTTACCAATCCCTCAAATATCTCTGCTGCCTCATAAGTAGCTTCGTCATTGGTTGGATGTACCGAAACGGAGGGTTTATTTTCTTTTAGGTTGTTGACAACATGCAACCAGTGAGTGTGCACCTTATTAATAGTGATCATCGGCTGAGTATTTAACCTCCGCCTGGCTTTTACTGCCGGTTCCCACTGGTCTTGATTGTCAGAGTCAGCAAAAAGGAATCTCATGTCCTCCCTGAACCTTTGTCTTGACGCTTGCTCCCAGTCTAAACAGTGTTTAAAGTTGTCCTGCGCTCTTTTGACAATTTCGTCTTCGGTAGTATTTGCCATAATTACATCCAATATCCAGGTGAATTGTTTGAATTAAATTGTTTTTTCGGTGTGTTTTGCGGTTTTTTCTCAATTTTTGATCGCAAAATTGCCGGAAATAACTCAGTTAGCACCCAAATCCAAGCATCTGCACGATTTGGTGACTTAGACCCATTGTAACCATTGGTGCTAAATCCTCCAAGTTCCTCCTCCAAATCAACAAACCTACCTACATGCCTGATCTTTCCTTGTTCGTATAGTGGAGCAAACGGCTCTGCCCTGACCATCTTTGATCTTGTGGCAAGTACCGACTTGTAATTAGTCCGAGGTCGTGATGCCTGGATAACCATTTCAACCATCGCCCCACCATAATTATTTTCTCCAACTATTATGTCTGCGTTATGCCTTTCAAATGCGCTTGTTGCAACCTTACCCCAAGTTGCAGGCCCTGCCTTCACCGTACAGTCTTCCAGTAAATATGCGTTTCCATCCGTTCCAAGCGCCCCTACAACAATGCCAATTGCGTCATTGTCAGCGTTGTCACTATCACCTGCTCCACTGGGATCGACACCAACGACAACTCGCACAAACTCGGGTAAATCTTCCTCTTGAGTTCTCCACCGGTCAAAATAAAGGTCTGTAAATAACTGGTTAGGGTTAGCATCGGTAAACTCTCCCTCTAAAAATCGTTTTCTAAGCCTTGCTGATAATCCCTCAAGTGTCTTGATGTACCCATCGGATAGATTCTCTTGGTTGTCCTTTGGGTTGATCTGGAAATACTTGTAATCCTCTGGATCGTACAAATTAATCCCTGTCTCTGGGTCTCTCGTTTGAACAAACAACTTATAAGTCCAATGGTTCTTATCGGGCGGGTTGCAGTCAAAGAACATCCTCGGCTTAAGAGGCTTCATCTCAATCTTTTTGTCCACAATGATCTGTTGATTGACTTTTTGAGCTAACCTGGTCATTGCTATCCCAACCGAAGGCCAAGCTATCTGACTGGATTCGTTCAGGTAGATCGTTGAGAACTCCATACCTAGAATCTTCTCCGTCCGTTCCTTGTCATCCAGTCCACCAAACCAAATCTCACTTCCATTGTCAAACTTGGCAAACCAGTGTGTCTTGTCTAGCTTGTATTTGACCGTTGGATAACAGACTTTCATTACTTTCGGAAAAGTGTCGTACACCACTGAGTTGACAACGTGATTGAACCTGAAACGTAGGATTGTGTGCCTTGACCCTCCTGCCTTGATTGCCCTGGTAACAATCTGCCGAACAATCGTAAAAGTCTTTCCTGAACGTGATCCACCAAAAAGCATGATGTAAGTGGCATCCCCACTCATCAACTTCATTGCCTCTAGTTGTTTCTCGGTGTACTTAAGCGTCATTGTCTGTAGCTACTTGCATAAGAAGTGGGCCACCAGATGCTCCGGTAATTTCTTGTTCGGTCTTGTCTCGCCATCCTAAGATGTTCTTTGCGGTAAAGATTGAAAACTGTGCGTTAAACACTCCCGCAGTCGCACCTTCGACTAAAACAGACTCTTGTAACTGCCTTGCAACTTTATATGCGTCGGAAAACTCAGGATGTTTAAGTCTTTCGTTCTCATCTTTTGCGTTAGCCCATTCATGTAAAGTGTCTCTTGTGACCCCTCTACTGGCTGCAAATCGGGTTAGTGTGGGGAATAGATTAGATAATCTTTCAGTCCGTTCTACTCCGTTGGGGAGAATAATTGTTTTCTCCGAGTATGCGGGCTGATTGAAATAATCTATTAATTCTTTGGCATATTCCTCTTTGTAAAGGGATGGTCTGCCTATTGGGTTGGGGTGTGATTTAACTGTTTTCTTCATGGTTGCCAATTGTATGCTTAAATTGACGTATTGCAAACTATTTGTTTATTAACAGGTATGAGGACTGGTAATGGCGGGGATGTTATCAAAGGTTCATCCCTATTTTTAGCACGATAACTTAAAACAGACGGTCTTCAGCTTTTTATCGGCTTGGCTACCGAACTCAGACATCTGTTGCTCTCCTTTGTGAGCTACCTCCACGCAGGGAAAATATTTCATTCCTTGCCGTCAATCCTCATACTTGTTAAATTTGGGACGGTTCGCATAAAGCAGCGTTCTTTTTGTGCACCAATTCTTCGTGATTTACGGCGCTAACCCGTATTACCGTCCCAAAATCTTTATTGGACTGGGTTTCCGTCCGTTTGTTCGCTTTCCTTTTGAATCTTTGCCTGATACTGGCTGACCTGGATTGCTACTTGTTGTCTGAGTTTGTTCACCAGTTGCTCGACTTGTGCCATTGGGAGACTTCCTAGTCCTGCAAAGATGATATCTGTCTCTTGAGTTGATAGATCAGAGAACGTGATTTTTAGTGGGTTCATGGTTGTTTTTGGGTTGATAAAAACGAATGTAAGTCACCTAAATAGGTTGGTGAGTATACATCTGAAATATCGAAATCTTTTGACTTTAGACCAAGCATTGTGTGTAGGTCTTCTAAATAGTTTTGTGAATGTGGGTTGAGATTAGGGTTTACAAGTAATTTATCGGGTGAAACATCGTAGGATTCCAAAGGAAAAGTATTTGATCTTTCCTCCGGTGTCATATTCATTCTGGCTTGAGTTGCCCTAGATTCTGCCTCTCCCAATAATCTACTGTAATAATCCGTAGGAGTTGCGCCAAATTGTTGTTTTAGTTCACCAAGTTTTGTTCCGTGAAAACTCATTTGTTGAGCTGCATTATTTTTAGCTATTGGGTCTTCAGTGGTCATCCTTTGGTTGTAAGCATTATTAAATTGGTCTTGATGATATTTAATTTCTTTTGCTATTGGATCAAATTCTGTAGGGCTTCCACCCCTTCCCCATCCTTCTCTTTGCTGAATAGCATGTTGCGCCTCATGCAAAAAAGTGCTTTTAAGATTTTCTAAATCTGGCGCATTACCACTAATTGATTCGTTTTTCAATTGGTCATTAACTGTTGTTTTGTAGTATTTTCCAGTTGTTTGCGCCCCTGGAGTTAATTCCCCAGTAGATTCAATATTTCTTAAAGATGGATAAGCCTGGTATAAATCAGGGTGAACCAGATTGCTTGGCAATTTAGATTGAGATTCATATAAATCGTTCTTAATAGCATTTTTAGCTTTAAGATCTAAATCTTTAAAATCTTTTCCATGAATCAATTTTGCAGTTAAATTTAACTCTCGATCCATTTCTTCAGGAGATAAGTCTGCTCTACCTTTAGCCGATAAATCACTCATTTCCTGTCTTAATCTACCGTCTGGACTTCTAAAAGTGCTAGTTTGTTTCCAAGCATCCGCAGGAGAAACTTCTTTTTCCTCTAGTTTAATGAATTTTTCTGCTGCGTCTTTGTTCCAATTATTTGCACTTTCGCCAATAAACATCCTCATTGGCTGAGGAGTTACTTTAGCTAATTTACCTTCACCATAAACCATTGCATCATTAATTGCATTTCCTGCAATACTTGCATATTTAGGTATCAAAGGAGCTAATTGCGATATTAAACTTAAAGCATACCCCGCTTCACCTGAATTTTTAATGTTTGCAGCGTCTGGATGTAATACGCTAAATCCCATTTCATCGGGAGCAGTCCCAGTTAATCCTTTAATAAATGCGTATGTTTTAGGGTCTGGTAAAGTGTTTACATCCCTCAATTGAGCTAATTTTGTGCTTTTTTGTCCCTGCTTGGCAATGTTTGGATTACCAAAATAAGGCTTATCTGAATCTAATAAGTCTTGCAAGGAGGGCATTTTAGTTTATTGTCTGAGGTTGTTGATCTATTGTTACTTCTAATCCAAACTGCTTTAAAACTATAAGCCAGTCATGAGCAATGACTAAAGCGTAGCCATCACCGATTAAAGTGATGTTTACCTTTTGAGTTTCGTCATCTATGTCAATAGTGACGTTTGCCCTGCTCACTTTTTCTTTTTTTTCTTTTCAGCTTCACGCTTTTCAGAATAGGCAATTGCAACGGCTTGCTTAACTGGACGGCCTTCTTTGATTTCCGTTTTCACGTTCTCTTTAAAAGCCTTCTTTGATGCTGATTTTTTAAGCATTTTTATCCTTGGGTATGCAAAATAGCATAATTGATCTGAATTGCCTCAGAATAAGCGTTGTTGGTTGAGTTTTTGATCACAATCGTAAACTGACCACTTGCTATTGCTGCGACAAATACGTTGTACGCTCCAAGAGTTCCACCGCTTGCAACACTTGCAACTACGGTGTCTTTTGCGCTTACTGCTGAACAATTTACAACAAAAACACCTTGAGCTGCCGGTGCGAGTTGTGAATTTGCCGTAACAATTGACCCTGAAGGAGTGTTGATCGTTACCGCAGTATTCTTGTTGTTTGTTTGTGTAACAGTTGAATAATTCCCTGCTGCGTAGCCTATCTGCCCAATTGCAAACACATTATTTGCAGAAACTATGTCCGCACCAATGATGTTTTGGTCAGAATAAGCTACCCCTATTGCTTGGGAATTGCCCATGATTACAGTGCAATCGCTTGTATTAGTGCAAAACTTACAACAACTGCCTCAGAAAGTGATCCTGCGGAGATGTTTTGTAAAGTAATGTCAAATGATCCTGTGCCAACTGCGGAGCAATCAATCGAATAATCGCCTGAAGTACCACCAGATGCAATTACCACAATTGGGACATCACCAGCAGTCACTAATGAGTTGGTAACTGTAAATTTAACCGCAGCAGATGCAGCTAAAGCAGCGTTATTCATCACAATCTTACCCAAAGCGTTGTTGATTGTCACGCCTGTAGACTTGCTTGTGGCTTGTGTTACCGAAGGTATTGTTCCGCTATAACCAACTCTGTAACCAAGTTGACCAGTTGAGTTGTCGGCTGCAATGGCTTGTGAACCTATTAGGTTCATGTCTTCAAATGCTACACCTAAAGCTATGTGTCCCATAATCTACCCCTATTTTTTCAATTTAATCTTAGAAAGAGCCTTCATCTGCTCGTCAGCGATCCGCTTTGCAGCAGACATTCTTGACCGACTTGCCTCTATTTCTCTTGCTTGCTGAAGCGTTCTA